CAATTTCAGTTCCAATTTTGACACTGTTTTCGTCACTTTGAAAGAGGTTTATTGTATGGCTGGACAGGCAAAGAGCAAAATCACCGACCAGACGGAAGTAACTGTGTCGGAATTGGCCGTGGTTCTGGGTCTTACCTCCCGCAGAATCCGGCAGCTTGCCGAGGAAGGCGTTATCCATTCTGTTGGAAAGAACGCCTACTTATTGGCTGATGCTGTCCAGTCATACAACAAGTTTCTCTCAAATCGACTCCCGAACGACGAGGAAGTGAAGCTCGAAAAGACCAAGCGATTGGCCGAGGCACAACTCAAGGCCAGCAAGGCAACAATAGCCAAGCTGCAAGCGAAAGAGCTGCAAGGCAAGATGCACCGGAGCGAGGACGTGGCCGCCATGACCGCCGACCTCATCTACACAGTGCGTGGTGCGCTCATTGCTCTGCCTGGGCGATTGGCCGTTGATGTGGCCGCACTGTCCACACCTGCCGAGTGTAGTGACCGCATACGCCGTGAGGTGCATCTGGTTATGAGAGAGCTTGCAAGCTACAAGTACGACCCCGCCAAATATGCCGAGCGTGTGCGTGAGCGTATGGATTGGGACGGTGCTGGACAGGCGGACGTAGACGATGACGAATGATGTCAACGCTGCCCGCCTGAACAGGGCTATCCGTGAGGCCATTGCGGGCATGGAGCCGCCCGATGACCTGACCGTAACGGGATGGGCTGAGGCGCACCGACGGCTGTCCAGTGAGGCCAGCGCCGAGCCCGGCGCGTGGCGCACAGAGCGCACCCCATACCTCCGCGAGCCAATGGACGCTTTTACAGACCCGCGGGTACGGCGCATCGTTATGGTGGCTGCGTCGCAGGTCGGCAAGAGCGAGTTTGAAAACAACTGCGTCGGATACATCATCGATGAGGACCCTGGCAGCATTTTGTTTATCCACCCCACGACCATTGACGCAAAGGAGTATTCCAAGCTCCGCATCGCGCCGATGATAAGAGATTGTCCCACGCTCCGAAAAAAGGTGAGCAACCCAAAGAGCAGGGACAGCGGAAACACCATTTTGCAAAAGACCTACCCCGGCGGCATATTGACCCTCTGCGGCAGCACTGAGGCGCACAGCCTCGCATCAAAGCCTATCCGCTATGTGATAGGCGACGAGCGCGACCGCTGGGCGGCAAGCGCCGGCAATGAGGGCGACCCGTGGGAGCTGGCAATGGCGCGGCAGACTACGTTCTACAACGCGAAAGCCGTTGAGGTGTCCACCCCGACAATAAAGGGCGCGAGTGCTATTGAAGCCAGCTATGCAGCCGGAACTATGGAGCGCTGGGAAAGCGAATGCCCTCACTGCGGCAAATACCACGAGATACGCTTTGCCGATATCCGATATGAGCACAGTGAGCGCATTGTGGCTGGCCGGAAAACATACCACGTCAGCAAGGTCTGGTATGTCTGCCCCGACTGCGCCTGCGTGTCGTCCGAGTACACCATGAAGCACGCTCCGGCTAAGTGGGTGGCAGCAAACCCTGACGCATACGCGAATGGGTGCCGCTCGTTTTGGCTGAATGCCTTTGTGTCGAGCTGGGCGACATGGACAAGCATTATCCTCAAGTACCTTGCCGCAATCGGCCAAACGTCAAAATTACAGGTTGTATATAATACCTGTTTCGGTGAGCTGTGGGAAGACCGCGGCGAAATCGAGGACGAGGACAGCCTGATTGCACGGCGCGAAGAATATACAGCAGAGCTGCCGGAGGGCGTTTTAGTCCTGACGGCGGGCGTTGACACCCAAGATGACCGCATGGAATACGAAATCGTAGGCCATGGGCATTTTGGCGAAACGTGGGGCATTGAAAAGGGCATCGTTATGGGGCGCCCCGATGCTGACGAAACATGGGCAAAGCTCGACGAAATGGTGTTCAACCGGACACTGCACTACGCCGACGGTATCACGCTCCGCGTAAGCATGAGCTTTGTGGACGAGGGCGGCCATTTTACACAAGATGTACGCCAACGCTGCCACGACCGTATTGGCCGAAAGGTGTTCTGCATCAAGGGCTATGCGGGCGCGGACAGACCCTACACCTCGCCGCCGAAAAAGCAGAAAATCGTGGTAAATCAAACCGTTGTCGGCTCGTGCTGGCAGTACCAGCTTGGCGTTGATTCTGGAAAAGAAATCATCATGGACAACTTGAAAGTGCAAACGTCCGGCGCGAGGTACTGCCATTTCCCCAAGCGTGACGATTACGGCCCGCGATATTTTAACGGTCTGCTCTCCGAAACGAAAGTATACGACCCAAGCAAAAAGCAGCCGTGGGCGTGGAAGAAAATCCCCGGCCACGAGCGCAACGAGCCTTTGGATTGCCGCAATTACGCTCTTGCGGCTTTTAAGGTTTTGCCTGTAAATCTGGACGCAACAGACCGCAAGCTGAAAATGCTGCGCGGCGAAGCTGCGCCAGAACCCGCACAACAGACGCCGCCCAAACCAAAGGCTAAAAAGCCCGCGGCGAGTAAATATTTTGACACATGGTGAGGTGATTTGAATGGATACGACCGAAATAAAAGCGCGGCTCGAATTTTGGCAAACCGCGCTCGCCAAACTGCGCACTGCCTACCTTGCACTGGTAGACGGCGGCGTAAAGTCCTACGAAATCGACGACCGCAACCTGACGCGCTTCGACTTGCCCGACCTCAAGGATGAAATCGAGGAAGCCGAAGACAAGGTGGACGAGCTGACCGCCCTGTTAGCTGGCAGCAAGCCGCGCCGCGCAGTCGGCGTTATTCCGCGGGATTGGTAACTATGGGTAACGCCCGTGAGGGCTTTACTATGAGCCGCCGAGGCTTGGTTTGCTCCTTTCACCTCGGCAGCTCATTTTTATTTTGATTTTTATGGAGGTGGCACAGCATGAGCGATAAACCGCAACGCTCAAGCGGCGGTGCGCAAAAGATATACGTCAAAGGCTACAGCGAAGCAGGCGCGAGTGCCGTCAAGCGCGCCCTGAAAGCGTTTTTGCCGAACTCCGGCTCGCCAATAGACGACATCGACGAGAACAACTTCACCCTGCGCCAGAGGTCGCGGCTGCTGTATATGGCCTCTCCTGTTGCAACATCGGCCATTGATACGAACCGCACAAAGGTGGTCGGTTGCGGCCTGACAATGCAGAGCTGCATTGACCGCGATGTGCTGGGGCTTGCCCCCGATGCGGCCAAAATATGGCAACGCAAAACAGAGAGCGAGTTTCGCCTGTGGGCATCGAAGCCGCAAAACTGTGACGCACTCGGCATCAATGATTTCAACAATTTACAGCAGCTCGCGTTGAAAAGCTGGCTGATGAGCGGCGATATTTTTGCGCTGGTAAAACGGTACGAACCAACGCCGCTAAATCCCTACTCTCTGCGCTTCCACCTCGTCGAAGCTGACCGTATCAGCACACCGTCTAAATATTGGGCGGACGTGCGTATGCCGCGCCACACCGAGGGAAAAAACGCCGATACGGGCAACCTTATCCATGACGGCGTAGAGGTTGACGCAAACGGCCTCGTGGTGGCCTACCATATCAGTAACAAGTACCCCTACGAAAGCTCCGTCGCAACAATGGAGTGGCAGCGCGTCGAAGCCTACGGGAAAAAGACGGGTTTGCCAAACGTCCTGCAAATCATGGACACGGAACGCCCCGACCAATACCGTGGCGTGCCGTATCTGTCGAAAGTCATTGAGCCGCTTTTACAGCTACGCAGATACACGGAAAGCGAGCTTATGGCCGCTTTGGTACAGAGCTTTTTCAGTGCGTGGGTAAAAACCGAGGAAAATCCGTCCGATATGCCGCTGAATGAGGTGGGTACGGGCGACCTCGGCGGCGTACCGTCCACGAACCCCGTAGAGAACGACATCTCCAAGAGCGAGAACGAGTACGAAATGGGGCCGGGCACTGTGTCCGCATTGAAGCCCGGAGAGGATATTGTTTTCGGCAATCCGAATATACCGACTGCGGGCTTTGATACGTTCGTTAAGGCGCTTTGCCGCATGGTGGGCGCCGCGCTCGAAATCCCCTACGATGTGCTGCTCAAGGAATTTGACGCCAGCTATTCAGCCAGCCGCGGTGCGCTGCTTGAAGCGTGGGAGGCCGTAAAGATGCGCCGGAGCTGGCTCGTGAACCGCTTTTGCCAGCCCGCGTATGAATTGTGGTTGACTGAAGCCGTAGCCAGAGGCCGTATTAAAGCCCCTGGCTTTTTTGATGACCCGCTCGTGCGTGCTGCATGGTGCGGCGCGCAGTGGATAGGGCCTGTGCAGGGCAGCCTTGACCCCAAGAAAGAGGTTCAGGCGGCTATCCTGCAAATCAACCACGGCCTGACTACGCACCAGCAAGTCACCCGTGAAACGGGCGGCGGCGACTGGGAGGACAACGTGGCACAGCTCGCACACGAAAACGAGCTCTTGCAGGCAGCCGGAGGCACACCGATGGTTGACCCGGAAGATAACGATTCTGACGATGACGAAGGAGGAGAAGATGATGCCGATACCTAAATTTCCGTTGCCTGATAAAAGCAAGGCGGTGTCTATCAAGCGCGACTTTTACACAATGGCAACCTCGGACGGCAGCAACGCCGAAATCACCATGTACGGCGAAATCGTGGACAGCGTTCCTGTTGATTTCTGGACGGGTGAAAAAGTTGACGGACAGTATATCGTCGAGGGTGAGTTTTTGGACGACCTCAAAGCCGTAGAGAAATGCGACAATATTACGCTGCGCATGAACTCCTGCGGCGGCGATGCACAGGTGTCTATTACTATCCACAACCGCCTGCGTGAGCTTGCTCGGGCGGGTACAAAGCTGACGTGCGTTGTGGACGGTGTGGCCATGTCGGGCGGGTCGCTCATCATGTGCGCCTGTGATACCGTCAAAGCCAATCCGTCCAGCCTCATCATGATCCACAAGGCGTGGTCTTTCCTGTTCGGCGGATATAACGCTGATGAAATGAGAAAAGCCGCCGATGAGAGCGACAGCTGGGACAAATCGCAGGTCGAAATTTACAAGCGCAAAACAGGGCTGTCCGATACCGTGCTGATGCACATGATGAGCAATACCACCTACATGACGGGCAAAGAGGCTGTCGAAAAGGGCTTTGCTGATGAACTGCTGGAAGACACCGAGCCGCTGAATATTGCGGCCAGCGCAGACGGCAGAAGCCTCTTTGTTCGCGGGCACCAAGTGCGCCTGACCTCCGGCCTTTTTGCGCCGGATTACATTCCTACGGCTGCCGCGGGCACTCCGTCCGCTGCAAAAAATAATCCGTCGGCAACACCGACAAAGGAGGAAAACCCTATGGCAAATACCATCGAAGAGCTGCAGCAGGAGTACCCCGACCTGACGAACCAGATGCAGGCCAATGCTCGTGCCGCGGCGATTCAGTCCGAGCGCGCCCGCCTCCAGGAAATTGACGAGGTCGCCTGCCTGTACAGCGAAGCAGACGTGACGGAGGCCAAGTATGGCCAGACCGCTTGTTCCGCTGCCGAGCTGACGCATCGTATGGCTCTGGCGAGCGCCAAGAAAAACGCACAGAACCTCACCGCCCTTGATGATGACGCAAAAGCGTCCGGCGCGGCCAGCGTTCCCGCTGCTGCCGCTCCTATTGAGGAGCCGAAGCAGAAGCCCGAAGCAGAACTCACGCCCGACCAGCGCATGGCAAATGCCCGCGCTGCTGTGGGTGAGCTGTTCGACCCCAAATCTTAAGGAAGGAGAATTACTATGACCGAACTGAGAACCAAACTCGGCGAAATGGAGTATGACGGCCTGATTACTGGCCTTGTACCTGAGCCGCAGGTATCCGGCGGTGTTATCGCCGGAGTTGCCGAGGCGACCACCCTCAAGCGCGGCACTATCCTCGGTAAAGCCGATGACGGCAAGTTGACCGTCCTCGGTACTGCGAGTGCCACGCTGACCGCGGATTGTATCCTGTGCGATGATGTTGCTCTGGAGGCCAGCACCGACACGAGCGTTGTTGTTTACACTGCTGGCTGCTTCGATGTCCAGAAATGCACCGTTGCGGACGGCTACACCATCACTGAGGCCGACAAAGACAAGCTGCGTGAGCGCAACATTGTTTTCAAGGCCGCATTTCCCGTGTAAGGAGGACAAAACAGTATGCCTGCAAGTCTGAATTTTTTTGATACCTACATGATGACCGCGCTTCTGGAGCAGGTCACGCCACAGCCCTGCTTTTTCCGCGACCGTTATTTTAAGACCGGCGCGGGCGACATTTTTGCCGCCGACAAAGTGCTGGTCGAGTACATGAAGAGCGGCCAGCGCATGGCGGCGTTTATCGCTGACCGTGTGGGCGATATTCCCACTGACCGCCGCGGCTATGAGATTCACGAGCTGCAGCCCGCGCGCATCAGCCACAGCCGTCTGCTGACGTTGGATGACCTCAAGCAGCGCGGCTTTGGTGAGGCCATTTACGCCAACAGCACTCCCGCCCAGCGCGCCGCAAAGCTCCAGCAGGGCGACCTTGCCTATCTGGACAACCTAATCGAGAACCGCGAGGAGTGGATGGCCGCTCAGACGATGATCAATAACGCCTGCACCATGCAGGAGTATGTGGACGCCAAGACCAAAGGCGGCGTGAAGCACGTCCAGTTCTACGAGGGCACCAGCGACCACACCTACACTGTTGCCACCAAGTGGAACGCTGCGGGTGCTGACATCAACGGCGACGTGCGCAATATGTGCAAGATGCTCGCTGGCCGTGGTCTGCCCGCCGTAGACCTGATTCTCGGCTCTGAGGTCGAGGACCCCTTTGAGGCCGATGAGGTCATCAAGGAGCGCCTGAACCGCAACAGCGGCATCATCATGGGCACAATCGACCCCGAGTTGACCAAGTACCCCGGCGTTGCCTACCTCGGCACGCTGAACTTCTCCGGCTTCCGTCTGAACATCTTTGTCGCAGACGAAACCCTGACGGACGAGACTGGCGCAAGCGTGGCAGTGTTCCCCGCTGACGCTGTTATGGTCACGGCTCCCGACTGCGGCCACATGATGTATGGCCAGATTACTCAAATCGACTACGGCGCGGTGGACTTCACCACTTACGCCGCAAAGCGTGTGCCTAAGTTCAGCGTCAAGCAGGACGATGACATTCGCAAGCTGCGCCTTGCCAGCCGTCCGCTCGCTGCTCCGAAGCAGTATTGCCCGTACATCTACGCCGCGTCCGTTGTTGCGTAAGGAGGTGCGCTTATGCTTGTGCGCATTGTGCAGGGCGGTTATGGCCTGAAAATCAATGGGCGGAACAGGCTCGTTCTTGCCGGACAGACCGCCGAGCTGCCCGATGATGAGGGTGCGCGGCTGCTCAGTTTGGGCGTGGCCGTAGACGCTGACCCCGTGGCAACCGCCAAGAAGAAAACTGCTGTTATGCTCAACGACCCCGACTATCACAACATCTGGCGCGATGACGAGGACGAGGCCACAGCAGACGCGGAAACGCACCCGCCTGACGTTTCGGCGGTTGAGGCGGGTAACGATACCCCTGACGGCGAAAACGCCACTGAGGGGCAGGAAACCGCGCATCTGGACGAAGCCGACCTCATGGCGAACTACACCGTGGCGCAGCTCAAAGCCCTTGCCGCCGAAATGGAAGTTGACGTTTCCAAGTGCAAGAACAAGAGCGAGATTGCTGCGGCTATTGCTGCCGTTGAAGTTGTGCCCGGCCCCGACCTGAGTGCGGAGGCTCCCTCAAAATGAGCTTCAAGGATATGGTCAAGTCCGATATCTGGAATGTGTTTCTTAATCCGGACGAGTTTGCGGAAAAGCGCACTGTGCAGTATGACGGGAACACATACACGGATATCCCCATTGTCTTAACCGGCTTGAAGCAGAAAGACCGCGGCGCGTCCGTATCCGACCACGCACAGGGCTTGTACCGCGTTACATCCGTGCTGCATTGCAGCATTGACGATGTGGGCGGTACGCAGCCAGAGCAAGGCACACGCATCGAAATCAACGACGAGGAGGGCGGCGGGGGCTTCTTCCGGAGCTTTTACGTCGCCGCGTCTGTTTGCGAAATGGGTATGCTGCGGGTGGAGCTGGAGGCGATTGACGAATGAGCGAGTACACGTCCGAATACAAAGCCTCTCAACACTGGGTCGTTCAGGACGGGCTCTCGGTTGTTGTTGAAGAAGACCTTGACAGGGTATCGGCTCTACTTGCGGGGGTCAAGGGCGGTGTGTATCAGGCCGTTGGCAGTGCGCTGAAACGTGCGGCTGACACAGGCAAAACCGCCGTCAAAAAGGCCATTACGCAGGAGTACACCATTAGTCAGAGTGAATTTCTCCACCAGACCCGCAACTATAACCATTTCACCCGTGAAGATGATGGGAGCCTGACTGTATCTTTTGGCTACGCTGGCTATGTGATACCGCTGCTGCGGTTTAACACCAGCGTTGGCAACGATGGCCGCATCGTGACTCAGGTAAAACGCTCGAACCCGTCAGAAACGCTTGACCATGCCTTTTCTGCTCAAATGGGGCAGCACAGAGGCGTTTATGAGCGTGAGGGTGAAAGCCGCCTGCCCGTTAAAGAGTTTTTCGGCCCGTCCACTCCGCAGATGATGTATTCAGATGAGGATGTTTTGGATGAAATGGAAGCAAAAATGACCGAAACCTACGAGAAGCGCATCGACCATGAGATTTTGCGTGTTTTGAACGGCTGGGGAGGTTAATTTATGACACCGTCCGATTTACTTGTGCAGCTCAAGTCTTTTACCGAAGCGGCCACAAGTGAGCTTATCATGCCCACGAAAGTCCAAAGTAAAGACGAGGAACAGGGATACCGCGCTGCCGATATTTACCTGATGCGTCTGCCTGACAGCAAGGTTGCTACGAAAAAGGCGCCTTACATCATACACCAGCTCTTGAAAACCGAATATCGCCAGCCCGCAGGAAAGCAGACGGAGGCACTTGCCACCGTCCGCTCTATTTTTTGCGTCTACAACGAGGACGAACAAGAGGGCGGGCTGATGCTGCAAAACCTCATAGAGCGGCTGCAAATCCCGCTTTTGGAGCAACGCATACTCGCCAAACGGTTTGAGCTGGATATGGAAACTGGTATAGAATCCCTCGTTTACACTAACGATTCGGCTCCGTATTACGCAGGTGAAATGATGTCCGTATGGAAACTCCCATCTATCGAAAGAAAGGTGATTTTATGAGCGAGAAAACCACTAAGACGACCGCCACAGAGGCGGCTGCAACCGAAGCAAAGAAGCCCGTCAGCTGTGCTGCGGGCTTTTATTGTTACATCGGCCCCAATCTTCCAGGGCTGATCTCCCACGGCGCGGTATTCAAGGGCACCCTTGACGATGCCCTGACCGCGGCCTCCCGCGCAATCGAAAAGAAGCCCCTTGTGCGAACGCTCATCGTATCCGGCGATGATTTAGCCGAGGCGAGGCTGAAAGTAAAAACTCCCGGTAACATCCTGTACGTGAACAGCAAAAAGCTGGCTGGGAAGTAAGGAGGGAAAAACATGGCAAATCTTGGCGTTCACGTAAGTGAAAAAGCTACTTCTGTCAGCACGCCAGTCGTGGCTGACTCCGGAATCCCGTTTTTTGTGGGTAAAGCTCCTGCACATACAGCAGAAGCTCCTGGCGCTGTAAATTTCCCCATTCTGGCCACAAGTTGGGATGAGGCGGTCGAGCAGCTCGGCTACTGCGATGACTGGGGCACTTACACATTGTGCGAGGCTATTTATTCGCACTTTACTCTTTATGGTTGCCAGCCTGCGATTTTCCTCAATGTGCTGGACAGCTCGTCCATGACCGAAGCCGTTGAAGCTAAAGACTATGCCGTGACAGACCACAAGGCAACGCTGCCGTTTGAGGCAATCAACGATGAAAATCTTGTTGTTAAAAACGGCGAAACAGCGCTGACCGCAGATGTGGATTACGGCGTATTTTACACCAGCAAATCCGGCGTTGAGGGGAGCTGCACTGTCGAGCTGCTTTCTTCTGGCACTGCCTACGATGCAACCACGCTGAATATCGCCTATAAGGCCGTGAAGCCCTCGGCTGTTACCGTTGCCGATATTGCCGCCGGCGTGAGTGAAATCGACGCATGTATGACTGCGGTTGGCAAAATTCCCGACACGATTTGTGCGCCCGGCTATTCGCATCTCTCCACTGTTGCTGCAATTATGGCCACTAAAGCTGACAGCATCAACGGCCTTTTCCACGGTAAGGCGGTTATAGATATCGACTCCAGCTCAGACGGCGTTACCAGATGCAGCGGCTTGCCAGCTTACAAGAACAAAAACAACCTTGTGGACGAGAATCAAATCGTATGCTGGCCGATGATGAAACTCGGCGACTACACGTTCCACATGAGCACGCAGCTTGCTGGACTTATGGCGCAGGTGGATACGGATAACGAGGGCATTCCGTATGAATCGCCCTCGAACAAAAATTTCCAGATGGATACTTGCTGCCTGGAAGACGGCACCGAGGTCAACCTGACATGGGACCAAGCGTGCATCATTGCCGATTACGGCATTGTAACCGCAATCAATTTTATGAGCATGGGCTGGACGTGCCGCAACAACTATACCGCTTGCTACCCCAGCAATACCGATGTTAAGGATTATTTTATTCCCATCTCGAGGATGTTCGACTGGGTAGGTAATACTCTTATCCGCACCTTCTGGTCCAAGCTGGACAAGCCCATGAATCGCCGCTTGCTTGATAATATCACCGACACCTGTAATATCTGGCTCTCCGGCCTTGTTGGGCAGGACTACCTGCTGGGGGCCCGCGTTGAGATAATCAAAAGCGAAAATCCGCTTACCAGCCTTATGGCCGGTATTATTAAAATCCATGTGTACATAACTCCACCGTCTCCCGCACAGGAAATCGACTTTGTGCTTGAGTACGATGTGAATTATGTATCCAGCGCACTGACTGCATAAGGAGGCTTGAGCAATGAAGCCACAAGGCACTATTAACCTCGCGGTATATGAGGACAACAAAGAGTTTGAGGGCATTGCAAAGGTCACGCTGCCAGATATTTCTTACCTGAATGCCACCATGAGCGGCGCAGGTATAGGCGGCAATATTTTGGCGGTGTTTACCGGCATGGTCGATGCCATGACCACGACCATCAACTTCCTGAGCGCTACTGAGGCCGCTGTCAATCTGATGTCCCCCAAAAAGCACCAGCTTGATATGCGCATAGCTGAGGAGTACTGGGACGCAACTAACGCTGAGAAGGGCGTTTGGGCCGACAAGTATGTGCTTGTTGTTGTGCCTACCAAAATGTCTCCGGGTGAGGCGGCGCCGGCGAGTGCTGTAAGTGCATCCGGCGAATATGCGGTGTCTTACTATGCTGCATATAAAGACGGAGAGCAGCTGTGGGAAATCGACCCATACGCTATGCGCTGCTACATTAACGGTACAGACTACATGGAGCCGGTACGCAAAGCTCTCGGCAAGTAACTACCTGATTAAACGCCGGAACGGGCCCTGCCCGCTCCGGCCTGTTTTTTGAAGAGAGGCATTTTTATGGAAACAACTAACGCTGCATTTGATGACGCTGAGCTTGAGGCCGCGGAGTCTGAGGCGAAAGCCGAAAAAGAGAAAGCCGCTGCCAATCCCTATGTTTACACGATTGAATTGAAAGAGCCGTTTACCTACGAGAGCAGAACCTACGATAAGCTGACGCTCAACTGCGCTAAGCTGACTGGCAAGGATAGCCTCGCCATTGAAAATGAGATGTCCATGCTCGGCAAGGGCTTGATTGCGCCGGAGTTTTCGGGTGAATACATGAGCCGTATGGCTGTCCGCGCATGTGAGGAGAACATCCCCCTTAACGCTTTGGAGGCTTTGCCACTGTACGAGTTTAATCGCATTCGCGCAAAGATGCGCTCTTTTTTACTCGTAACGAAGTCGTAACCGCCGACGGCGGATTATGGCTTCGCAAGCAATGCCTGATTTTGGCTCAAAACAACGGCACGCCCGTGTCTTTTTGGCTCGACTTACCGCTTTTGGAGCTGCGCCGGTGGATAGCGGCGAATAATGCATTGATTGCTGAAAGGAGGGAGGAGTGAAATGGCAAGTAGCAGAAAAGAATATCAGATGCTTTTCCAGCTCGGCGCACAGATGGGTAGCAGCTTCAGCAGCACTCTGTCAAAAGCTCAGAGCGAATTCGCAAGACTCGGAAATGAGATTCAATCTCTGCAAAAGGTTCAATCCGACATTTCGTCCTATCAGAAATTGCAGACTGCAATTACTGCTACGACCTCTAAGCTTGAAAATCTTAAAGCACAGCACAACCTGCTCCAGACGGAAATAGACGAAACGACCGGCTCTACTACAGAGCTTGAGCGTGAAAAACTAAAGCTGGAACAGCGCATTAGGGACACCACCTCGACGCTGGAACGGCAGCAGACGCGGCTTGACTCGACAGGCGCTGCCTTGAAGGAGGCGGGCGTGAACACGTCCAACCTCGCAGGCGAAACTGAAAAGCTGAAAAACAAGTACACCGAGTTAAAAAGCAAGCAAGACGCTGCCGCAGAAAGCGCCAGCGATTTTGGCACCCAAAGCGTTGACGCCGTCAACGCTTTAAGTGAAGCCTTTGCGGCTGCGAAGGTGTATGAGACCTTGAGTAAAATCAAGGATGGCTTTGTTGAGGCTGCTCAAGCTTCCATTGAATATGAAAGCGCTGTAACCGGCGTATATAAGACGGTTGACGGCACCGATGAGCAGCTTGCACAAATCAACGCAGAAATCAAAGAGATGTCCACGGAGATGCCCGCCAGCGCGTCTGAGATTGCTGCCGTGGCCGAAGCTGCCGGACAGCTTGGCATCGCCACCGAGGATGTCACCTCGTTTACAAAGGTCATGGTTGACCTCGGAGAAAGCACGAACCTGACCGCAGAGGATGCGGCGACAGCTCTTGCAAAGTTTGCCAACATTACGGGCACGAGCGCAGACAACTACTCCCGCCTTGGCTCTGTCATTGTCGATTTAGGAAACAATTTCGCCACGACCGAAAGTGACATCACGCAAATGGGCACGCGCCTCGCCTCTGCTGGTAAACTGGCGGGCTTGACCGAGCCTGAAATCTTTGCTCTGTCCGCTGCCATGTCCAGCGTTGGCATCGAGGCCGAGGCTGGCGGCACGGCCATGACGCAGACCTTGAGCGCGATTGAAAAGGCCGTTGTAAACGGCAAAGAAGCGCTTGACACTTACGCCGAGGTTGCTGGTATGAGCAGCAAGGAATTTGCTGCCGCATGGAACGACAACGCTCTGAGCGCCCTAACCGCCTTTATTTCCGGCCTCGGAAAACTGGATGAGCAGGGCGAAAGCGCAACGCTTGTCCTTGATGAACTCGGCCTGACCGGCGTTCGCCAGAGTAATATGCTAAAATCCCTCGCTCTGGCTGCCGACCAGATGGACAGCGCTGTTGAAACCGCAAATACTGCCTGGGAAGAGAACACGGCCCTGACAACTGAGGCGAATAAACGCTATGGCACCACAGAATCCAAACTGGATGCGATGCAAAATAGCTTTACCAACCTCAAAATCGCAATAGGCGATGTTTACACCCCTGCGATCCGTGAGGCTGCCGACGTTGGCAACGAAATGCTGCAAGGCTTAACTGACTTTGTAGAGGAAAACCCCGCTGTCGTGCAAGGCTTAACCACTACCGTAGGAATCCTCGGCGCAGTTGCCGCGGGCGTTTCCGGCGTGACTGCCGCCATGAAAATCGGCAGCGTTGTCGCCGGAACATTCGGCCTTGCGTCTACCGCCGCGCTTGGGCCTATCGCGCTCGGCGTGACCGCTGTGGCTGCATTGGCAGGCGGAGTGGTTTATCTTAACAATGCCATTGAGGACGCAGACGAGAAACTGTACGGTGTTCCCGTGTCGCTGGACGAGATAACGACCTCGGCGCAGGCGACAACCGAGGCATTGTCTGAAGCGCAAGCCCAGTTCGAGGCCACTGCGGAATCCACATTTGCGACAGTCGGTGTAGCTGATACTTACATCTCCAAGCTGGAGAGCATGGGCAGTTATGCAAGCCTCTCTACTGAGCAGCAACAGGAATATCGCAATGTACTGACGCTGTTGACTGAGCTTATGCCTGAGCTAAGTGATAGCATCAATACAACGACCGGCGAAATCGAGGGCGGCACTGCGGCACTGCGGAGTAACATAGAAGTTTGGGAGGAATCTGCAAAAGCAGAGGCCTACGAAGCGTATATGGCTGATGCAGCGAGTGCTTACAACGATGCAACCACGGAGCTGTACTCCAATCAGCTTAAGCTGACCGAGGCGCAGCTCAAAGCCGAAAAGGCCACAAGCGGCATGAACAGCACCTATCAAAAGCTGTTGTCCGTGCTGGGCATGACGGACGAGGAATTCAAAACCGCATATGGAAGCGTAAGTAATCTTGCGGCCATCCATTTTGGCGAACAGGGTGAGGAAATTGCAAGTCTGCAAGCCGAGTGGGAAGGCTACGCCGATGAGCTAAGCGTAGCCGAGGAAAATGCACGAACCTATCAAGAAGCCGTCGATTCCGGTGTTGCCGCGCAGGAAGAAGCGTCCCAGGCCGTAAACGACGCGCAAGCTGCATATGAGGCTCTTGAAGCGGCGCAAGAAGCGGCAGCTGCCGGCGCCAGTGAGGTGGCGGCACAGTCACAGGCCGTGGAGGAAGCTGTTTCTGGTATAAAGGATGAGGCTTCGCAATTAGTGGAAGCCTACAAAGAAGCTTATGACAGCGCCTATGAAAGCGTGTCTGGCCAATACGCAATTTGGGATGAAGCCGCAAGTGTTGTGGCCGTGAGTGCAGGGAGCATAAACGACGCCCTCGACAGCCAGATTACGTATTGGGATAACTACAACCAAAACCTTGAATCTTTGAACGAACGCGCCGCCGACATTGAGGGTTTAAGCACCGTTATTTCGACCTTTGCTGACGGCAGCGAAGAAAGTGTGAACGCCATCGCCGGTATGGCCAACGCGTCTGATGAGGACCTGCAAAGGATGGTTGAAAAATTCAACGAGCTGCAGGATACGCAGGTCACAACCAGTGAAAGCGTTGCTGACCTTGTATCGCAGTTTTCTAACTCCATGGACGAGCTGGCGCAAGACCTCGCCGACACGATTGCCGATATGAATATGAGCGAAGAAGCCAAGAAGAGCGCCGATGCGACTATTCAAGGCTTTATTGACGGTGCAGAGTCCGGCCTATCGCGCGTACAAACTGCATACGCAAGGGTAGCAAATGCCGCCGCTGCCGCACTGAACGGTGGGCAAACCACAATACCGAGCTATGCCGTTGGCACTGTTGACGCAGAACCTGGCTTTGCAGTTGTTGGCGAGAACGGACCAGAGCTTGTGTATTTCAACGGCGGCGAACAGGTTATGACCGCAGAGGAAACCGCAGCCATGCGACAGCGCGTATCCTTTGAGGGCGCAGCAAGCGCACCGCTTGACGCACAATTTGTTTCGCACCCTGGCGCTGTCGCTCAGGGCTCGCCCATCAATGTCACGTTCCAAATCCAAGGCAATGCGACCAGCGAAACCGTGGATGCTTTACGCTCATACGGTGATGACTTAGCCGAACGCATTGAGGAAATCATCGCGCAGCGTGAAACGGACAGCTTGAGGAGACGGTATGCATCATGAGTAAAACCTATACAACCAAACAGGGCGATATGTGGGATAGCATTGCTCAAAACCAGCTCGGCAGCGTTTCGTATACCGATGACCTGATGAACGCCAACGCAAAATATATCGGCATGGGTTACTTTACGTTTCCTACAGGCATTGAGCTTACGCTGCCAGATATTGAGGCTCAGAACCTTATCAGCGAAAAGCTTCCGCCGTGGAAAAAGGTTAAGGCTCAATTACTTCAGGAAGGCCTAATGAAAACAGGGCTTGGTTCGACATAACGAGGTGAGTACATGAACGCTGAGGACATGGCCCGCAGAACACAGGCTCAGGTCGTATTCGATGGGACAGATATTACTGATGATATCAAGCCGTATCTTTTGTCTCTTGTCTATTCTGATAATGAGGATGACGAGGCGGACGATTTACAGCTCACCTTGCAAGATCGCGATGGGCTATGGACTCAAAGCTGGCTAAATGAAGCCATTGAAGCGGCTTCGGCAGCAAAGTTAAAAATTGAGGCAAGCATCATCCGAAAAAACTGGGTGGGCGACGGCAAGAACGACGTTTTACCCTGCGGCAAGTTCGAGCTTGACAGCGTCGATTCTTCTGGCCCTCCTGATGTGGTATCAATAAAGGCGACCTCTCTTGCATTCAGCGCGGCGATACGACAGACAAAGAAAACCAAAGCATGGGAATCTTATAATCTGTCTGGCATAGCAGGCGAAATGGCAGGCAATGCGGGGTTATCGCTAATGTATAAGTCAAGCAATGACCCGTTTTATAAGCGAGTAGAGCAGGTAAAAACCAGCGATATTGACTTTTTGTCGCAGCTTTGCAAAAAGGCCGGAATCTCACTTAAGGCTACAGACGAGCAGCTCGTCTTATTCGACCAAGTGGATTACGAGGCGCAAGCACCAATCGACACTATAACGCGCGGCTGTGGTTACACAAAGCGCAAACTGCACAGCGGAGCCGCCTCCACGCAGTATGCCTCTTGCCGCGTAAGTTATACCAATTCCGAAACGGGTGTTGTTATCGAAGCTACTGCTAAGACCGATGACTACAACAGCGAAGCGAAAAACAACCAGCAGCTTGAAGTAAGCGCACGAGTTGACAGCGTGGCAGAAGCTCAGGCACTTGCCGAAAAGAAACTGCGCCAGCATAACAAATATGCCAAAACCGCCAGTTTTACTTTTCCCGGTAAGCCGGAGTATGTTGTGGGCGTGACGCTAAGCTTGAAAGGCTGGGGCGCTTGGGACGGCAAGTACATAATCAGCCAGGCAAGGCATGCCATTAACAACTCCGGCTACACTACGCAAATTTCTCTGCGCAAAATTCTGGAGGGATACTGATGGAGCACGAATTTGAAAGGACGCTCGAGAATCTTGTGCGTGTCGGTATCGTAACTGATGTGAATAACGACAAGTACATCGCGCGCGTCAAGTTTGAAGATATAAACATGACGTCCGAATGGATGGCGGTACTCGACAGCCGACCATACATACCTGACTACGATGTGCCTCAACGCACAGAGTATGAAGAGGGCGGCGCCGGTGACCCTGCGTTTATGTCGCATAAGCACGACTTGATTATCAAGCAGTGGATGCCTAAAGTAAACGACCATGTGCTTGTCATTTACCTTCCGGTGCCCAATGGGCAAGGCTTTGTAATCGGGAGGTATCATCCATGGGCATAGTTGGCGTCTTGGGAGATATCCCGTTTTTCGTGTCACACTCAGCAGTTATGACGCTGAACAACCTTACAGTGTCTGGCTCAGCCAGATACTCCACGCACCAGCGGCACGCTCAGAGAGCCTTGACAGAGTTGACGGGGTTCGACCCTGACAAAGTTACCTTTGACGTGGAGTTGTCTGTATATCTCGGAGTAAGCCCCATATCGTCAATTGGCTTGTTCCAGAAGTACCTGCGCAGCAGCGAGGTCGTGCCCCTAACCATAGGCCTGCACCCATATGGTATATATCGTTGGACAGTGATGGCTTATAACATAAAGAGCAAAAACTTTGACCGCATGGGCAATATCACGACGGCCACAGTGTCATTGACCCTACAGGAATACCTGAGAGAGTGAGGTGTTAAGCGTGACCTATACAGTAACGCCCTCGGATCTCGGAAATATTCGACTTGGTGAAACCGACCTTGTGAATTCGTGCTTGCAAAATGTGGCAACGATTTTAAACACTCCTTATGGCAGCGTACCGCTATACCGAACTTTCGGACTAAAGCAAGACTTTCTCGATAAGCCTGTTCCGGTAGCAAAGGTTATGATGGTATCGCGTATACGCGAGGCGGTAGAAAAATGGGAGCCTCGGGTTACGTTTGTAAGCATAGATTTTTCCGAAGACGTTTCGCAACCTGGCGAACTTATACCTGCGGTGGAGGTGGAGATCAATGAGCAGGAATCCTGAGTACCAATTCATCGATACTGATACCGACAAGCTGGTATCTCTGCTTGTGACAGGCTATGAAAAAATTACATCAAAAACCTTGCAGCCAGGCAGCCCCGACAGGTTGTTTGTGCAGTGGGTTGCAAATGTAATACTTCAGGAGCGAGCGCTGAATAACTACACAGGCAACCAGAACATTCCATCACGCGCAGAGGGGCAAAACCTTGATGCGCTCGGTGAGCTGTTTTATGACGAGGAACGCCCTGCGGCACAGGCTGCTGTGTCTACGGAGCGCTTTTATATCTCTGAGGCCCAGACGCGGACGGTGCTTGTACCCGCAGGCACGCGAGTAACGGACACAAGCGGCACGCTGATATGGGAGACCACAAGCGACGCCTATATAGCCATTGGCGATACTTATGTTGATACGGCCATACGCTGCCAGACGGTGGGTACAGCTGGCAATGGCTATGCCATAGGGCAGCTAAGCACTATAGTTGACGTGTACGACTACTATACAGCTTGTTCAAATGTGACTGAATCCGATGGAGGCTCAGATATAGCCGACGATGAAGAGTATTACGAGCTGATGCGCATGAGTATGGACGGGTACAGCACCTGCGGCGCTCTTGGCGGATATGTTTATCACGCGAAGAAAGTTTCGACCGAAATAGAGGACGTTGTGCCAAACTCTCCGTCGCCGGGCGTAGTGTACATTTACACGCTGATGAACACCGGCAAGGCTGCGGGCGATGAAATCAAAAAGCTTGTGCTCGAAGCATGCGGCGAAGAAACTGCGCGTGCCTTTACTGACTACGTGCATACGGGCGACCCTGAAGAAGTGAGCTACGATATTGATTTTACTTACTACATACCTTCGGAATCGACCATGAGCTCAAGCGACATTGCCGACGCGGTGCGGTCTGCCGTGGACACTTACATTGCATGGCAGAGCGCAAAGCTCGGCCGCGACATCAATCCGTCAAAGCTGTACAACTTGCTAATGGGCACGGGCATCAAGCGCGTGGAGCTGCGCAAACCTGTCTTCACAAAGCTGCGCGATGGCAAGCTCGTGCTTGGCCGGAAATATGAGTTTGAGAACACGGTGCCGCAACTGGCACAGGTAAGTGATAACGTCTCCATAGTGAATGGAGGGTTCGAGGATGAGTAACAGCCATGGCCTGACAAGAGGCAATATTTTAGCCACACTGCCGGTCGCGCTGCAACAAGACCCCTCAATGGTCGCTTTGGCCGATTCTATCGCCGATGTGCTGGCGAACCGCCCTGCCGAAATAGACCTGCTACGCATTTACTCTCGCATCGATGAGCTGGACGAGCCGCTTCTTGATATTCTCGCCTACGATTTTCACGTTGACTGGTGGGATGCGGATTACAGCATTGAGCAAAAGCGCCAGACACTTAAAGATTCGTGGCGCATACACCGCATGCTTGGCACACCGGCGGCGGTTAAGCTCGGCATATCGGCTGTATACCCAAGCGCGAGTGCGGAGGAGTGGTTTGAATATGGCGGCACGCCGTTTTGCTTTAGGTTGACCGTTGACGGCAACGCCGGAGCTGACAGTGAAAAGCTGCAGCGCGCACTTGCGAGGCTCGGCTATTATAAAAGCCTGCGCTCGCACCTTGAGGGCATAATTACCACGACCACAATACCCGAAGCGGAAATTAAAGTGGCCACGGCAATAGCCTCACTGCGCATAACGCCGATACCTGCGCCCGAACGAGAAATACCCGAAGCGCATATACGCATGGCAAGCGCTATTACAACAGCGCGCGTAACACCTGTTCCTGCGCCGGAGAGAGCGATACCGGATGCTTATATCCGCGTAACCAGCAGCATCGCGGCGCTGCGCACTACTCCGATACCGCTCACGAAACGAGAGATACCGGTCGCAAGCGCGCCAAAAATCGCTTCAACGGCGGGCAGTTTCCGTGTAACGCCAATACCGTCTGCCGAATGAGAAAGGAGATACCATGAGTTCACCAATTAAAGGGGATATGACTAAGGTCGGCCTCGAGCTGTGCGCAAAAACCCTGGCGAATAAGGTTCCGTTTGAAATCGCAAGAGTGGCGTTCGGCTCCGGCAGCTTGCCGGACGGCGAAACGCCTTATGACCAAACGGGGCTTATTAAAGAGGAAATGGAAGGCACAAGCTCCACGCCTTATTACAAAGGCGCGACGGTTACCATGACTCTTGAAGCCAACAACGCCAGCGAGGAAATCACCGAGGACGTACTTATCAACGAAATGATAGTACAGGTGAAAGACCCAACCAACAACGATGAGCTCGTTACCGTGTACTACGCCACACTGGGCGGACAGGTTCAAGTGCTGCCCGCACACGATGACAACACGGCCACAGCCACCTGTCAGTATCCTATTAGTCTAATCATCGGCAATGGTCAGGATATGGTCGTGGCCTACGAGCCTTCAGCTGCTCTTACAGATGAAACTGCAAGGCAACTGATGGAAAACGATATTCTGCCTGCGTTCCTCAAGAATGAAGTGGCGAACGCCATAAAAGCGCATGATGAAAGCTCCGAGGCGCACAAGTACCTGCAAGAGCTCATCACAAAGCTCGGAGAATCCATCCCCGAGGAGACTCGAACGGTGGTGCAGCAGATAATTTCTGAGGGCGCTTTCCCCACGGGCGGCATACAGAAAATAATTGCGGCTACTATTGAGCCTGACGACTGGCTTTCTGACCCGAACCCTGTGAACGGCTTTATCTACTATACGGATCTGACCGATGATGATGTCACTGCTGATATGGTGCCCGATGTGACGATTGCCGAGGCGAGCCTGAATGAAGCCTATACAAGCGGCGTAAGCCAAGTGGCCGAAACCTATAAAGGCTATGTGCGATTAAAAACCACAAAGCGCCCCACCAACGCCATTACCGTAAGCTGCGCGCTGCAAGCGCAGAGTACAGGCGGCGGCGGAACGTACACGCTGCCGGTGGCAACGGCGACCACGCTCGGCGGCATAAAAGCCGGCGACGGTTTGGCTGTTGCTAGTGACGGCACGGCCTCCGTTGATAATGCGGCCGTGTCACAGGACGCCATAGAAAAAGCATCCTCTTCTGCTGAGGACGTTGAAGAAATGCTCGATGAGGTATTTGGCGATACCTCGGAAACCGCGTGATGTTTAGCTGGCAAGCCACCAACTTAGCATATAAAACAACCTTTAAGGAGGAAACAAATTATGGCTACTTACGACACTTCCAAACTTACCAAGCTCCAAGCACTTAAAGCCGCATCGCAGCGTTCCAAGGCTGCCATTGATAAGGTTGGCGCCCGCGTTACAGCTCTGGAGAACGTCGGCGCTCAGGCTAACGTGCTGGAGGGCGTTAAGGTCAATGGCACCGCGCTGACCATCGCGGAAAAGATGGTAGACATCCTGATTGCCACTGGCACGACTAACGGCACCATCAAGGTAAACGGCGCTGAGGTTGGCATCGCTGGTCTGGCAGCTATGGCTTATAAGGCCAAAGTTAGCCAGTCTGACCTTGATGCTGCTTTGGCCGCAGTAATTGCCGCCAAGGCCGACAGCGCCACCACACTGGCGGGCTACGGCATCACCGATGCCTACACTCAGGCACAGATTGACGCCAAAATCAGCTCCGTGTACAAGCCTGCC